TTTGACACATTAAGGCAACTGCTGCAACCTTCATACCCATATCATATAATACTTTAGAGTTCTTCAATCTCATACAGTTCTCATCTGTGTAAGCCTGTCCTGTACTTATACCTAATATCTGTGTCTGTACTGCTCCACTAACTCCTACCATACATAAATCTGAATTACTTGCATTTATACTTGGACTAATAGCACTAGGTGGATTAGTTCTTACAGTAGACTTAGAAGTTGTATTACTTGTAACTGTACTGTTGCTTGTGCTTTGAGTTACTATTGGGTCTGCTGCTCTTACAACTGTAGGAATTACTAATGTAATCCAGAGTATTGCAACTATCAACCCTGCAACTAAATTGTTGCGTAATCTATCGCTCATTAGTCAGCCACTAAACTCACAAATGCTGGGTCTACTTCATCTGTAGGATTAGCTGAATAATGTGTACACATATCAATATGTCTGGTGCTTGTTTCAGTTCCTACATAAGCTACAAACTCACCATCTTCATTATAAGTAGCTGTCTTTCTTGTTTCTGTGTGAGGTTTATTCTCGTAAGCCATTACTCCAGCTAAATCTGATATAGCATTAATTGCTGTCTTGATTGTTTCGTGTTCACTATACAAAGCTGTAGCATAAGTAGCAATATCAGAAGGTACTGCTGTACCACCTTTATCTGCCCTAGACCAATACCAATCTATAGTAGCGTGTCTACTGGCTGCTGCTGAGTTAGCCTTTGATAACATATTGGCTTTAAGCGTACCTACATCTCTAGCAGTTCCAGCATAAGTACCCACAACTTCATCACCACTAGCATCTACAGTATAAGCACCATCCCAGTAGTATCTACTATCTGGTGTTACTTCCCTATAGGACTTTATTCCTAGTGAGGTTAGCATCGCACTATCTCTAAAGATTTGTCTAGGATGTGTGATGCCACTTATCACCATTGTCTTTGGTGTCTTGATTGTTTGTGAATTAAAGTACCACATATTTTTTATCTCCTGTTATCTCGCGTTACTATATTTAAAAGGTGTTTCTGCAAATGCGATGTAAATGTAATGCCCACCACTACCATTTATTAATCCGTGTGCATATCTTGTTTTAAAACCATTAGAAGTAAAATCAAATGGTGGTGAAGTCCAATCTTCTTCTGCATTTGAGTTATTTGGATATACAGCAGATTTCATTGGATTGCTTGTATTTCTTTTGTTGTCTACAATAATCCAAGATGTTGTAGTGTGTGTAGCCTTAACCATTAAAAACGCTGGTTTAAATCCTGTGTAAATAAATGTACCATCAGCATTACCATTACCAGTATATGAACCGACCTTAGAGTAGCCATCTACAGAGTGGAAACAGTAGGCTATAAAAGTTTCATTATTTTTTGCTAACTGGTCATATACTGAAATACCAAAAAGAGAATTAGTTGGATATGAACTGGTGTTCCAAAAATCTCCAACAGTTGCACTAGCAGCGCTTGAATTTAATCTTATTAAATAATCGTGAGCATCTGCGTTTAATCCTTCGTGATAAACTTCCCAGTTGTCTGCAAATGACCTACTTTTAACTATTATCATTTCTGGAGCAGAACTTAATCCGTGTCCTATAGTTCCAGCACTTCCTGTACCTGTATAACTAACAATACTAAACCCAGCATCTACATTAGCACTAACTGTAGAAGTTATAGAGCCATCAGTATTAGATGAGCCACTACCGTTTGCTTTCCAGTTCCAAGTTACGTAGGATTTAGCATTTTCATTTGTGTGGGAGTTATTACCTATAGTAAATCCATCTGATAAAACAGCCCTTACATATCCACTAGAAGCACCATCTGCGGCTTCTGCATCAGTATTATCTGCCCGTAAACGATTAGTTATTCCTCTTACCACATCGTGATTATTATGACTATAGCTTGGACTACTTCTTCTTTTAACCCATAAAAAATCTGGTTGGAATCCAACACCAGTTATATCTTGTGTTGTATTACCATCACCAGTATAAAGCACAGTATTAAAATGCTCACTAGGTGTAACAGCTACTGCTGGTAGGTTAGATGTACATAATGCTAAGAAGCCAGTAGGCGGAGTGTAATAGAAATCACCTATACCATTAGAATCTTGATTGCCTTGTGCTGTTTCAGTACCAGCAAAACTTGAGTCTTGTCCAAAGTTAGTTATAAAAATAGAATACAAACTACCAGAACCATCCCACCCCATTGGAAAATAAGTTTTACCAGAACCTACAGCACTAGAAATTGTTCCTTGAGTTGAACCATTTTTATAAAATGTTAATGCTTGAGTATCTGCATCAAAAGCTATACCAATAATATCTCCAGTAGTCCAAGACGCTCCATAGGAAGCACTACTAGAATAAGTATATGCATATCCATTACCGCCATAATATACCCGCTGGTCTACACCGTTATAATCTGAAAAACCAACAGCACCAGCAACATTACCTCCTGTTCTAATAGCCTCCCAGTACCATTTACCAGAAGTTACTCCCATAGTTCCAAAAAAGTTAGATGATGCACCACCAGCCTGAGCAGTAGTGCTTATTTTTAAATTGCCTTCGTAGTATGTAGCATTAGGAACTGCATTATGGTCAGAATCGTGATGTAAAGCATTAAGCGTGCAAAAGTTATTCGTAGGACTATCAAGCATCTGGTCTGCTGCTAATGTCATATTATTAACAGTCCAGTTGTTATTATTTCCTGACCTATCTAATCCTAATTCATTACTCATATAATTCCCCTATTGAAACTTGTATCGTAAAATAACAATACCTGAACCACCATTACTACCAGCACTACCATAATTACCACTTCCAGCACCACCACCGCCAGTATTTGCAGTTCCTACTGTTGGTGTATTTGCTGGACTTATAGACCCTGAAGTGCCACCACCACCGCTACCGCCAATACCTCTAGACCCGTAACCACCACCACCGCCACCTCCAGCTCGTGTAACTGCTGAACCAGTTATTGATGAAGATAACCCAGCACCGCCATTCCTACCGACATCATTAGATGTATGGTTTGCTCCTACAGCACCTGCACCACCGCCACCTGCTGCACCACCGTTTGCATTAGAATAACCGCCAGCATTACCTTGTCCAGTTGTAGCAGTACCTCCAGCCCAAGGATTAACGCCCGTGCCTGCACCACCTCCAGAACCACCTGCTCTACCAGCGGTTCCGGCAGCACCACCTCCGCCACCACCGTCTGATGTTATGGTGGAGAATATTGAATTATTACCATCAGCGCCTGAGTTAGAAGAACCAGCACCACCAGCACCACCAGCACCTACAGTAATTGAATATGCTGTTGATGCAGTAACTTGTAAATATCCAGTACGATAACCACCAGCTCCTCCGCCTCCTCCATAATTAGAACCACCTCCGCCACCACCTGCAATAACTAAGTATTCAACAAAGCCATCAGCACTAGGAGTGAATGTACCATCAGCAGTAAAACTTGCTGCTTTATAATCACCATCGGTAGCTGTTGAATTTCCACCAGTAGCAGACATAACTCCACCACCTGCAAAACTTAGATAGAATCCATTAGTACCATAAGTTAAACCACTTACTTCTATAGGTTTCCACTCACCATAATCACCTGTTTCACCGAATGAAGATGGGGTTAAGGCAGTACCATCTATATGATGAAACTCTGCCATATAGCCATCCCAAGGATATGTACCCAGTACATTAGCGGTACTTCCTATTGAGTGTATGCTATTATTATTTATGTCTAAATCTACATTCAATGCTGGGTATGTTGCTGTAGAAAAGTCCGTCACTTGAGTACCATTAATATAAAACTTCATTCTATTTGATGCGGATGCTTGTGTGGTATCGGCAGCAACTAAAAGATGCCACCAAGCTGATGTATCTCTAAACACTTGTGTTGTTGTCAAGTGGGTTATTACACCTGCGGTTTTACCATAATAAGTAAATACATCATCACTGTTAATATTTATCCTACCTCTATTGTCACCCGTGTCAGTATTTGCTGAGAATATATTTCCTTCAGGAAGAGCGGTGTTACCTCTTTTAAGCCATAAACTTATAGTCCAAGTTTTACGATTACCAGCACTAGCTGGAGTCCGACTTAAATTAGCACTAGAACCATCTTCAAACCTAAGACTCTGGTCTATAGTGAAATCTGCCCCAGAGGCGTACATCCATTGTTCTGAACCGAAAGGCATATTATGAGAAAGCCAGTTGTGGTGTTCCTAATAAAATTCTGTTTGCTGCTACAACCAAATAAGGAACTAAGTCGGTTGCACTTGCTGTAGAGGTTAAGGTAATCCCTGCACCTGCTGCGGTTTCATAATCTGTACCAAGTGATAATGTTCGTGAACCTGTACCATCTTGAATACACGCTATGAATCCAGATTGTCCTACTGTTTCCGTTGTAGGATTGGCTAGGGTTACATTACCTGTCAAGGTGAGTACAAAGTTTTGATTAGTAGCAAAGTCTAGTGTTACTGAACCTGTGTTAGTTGCGTCTGTATTAGTCGAAGCAACTGCTGTTCCTGTCATAGTACCACCAGCTTTAGGCAAGGCTGCATCAGCAGTTGTTCCTTGAGCAGCAGTAGCATAATCAGAAGTAGCAAACGCTTTAACAGCAGCAAGATTTGTAACTTCAGAGTCCATCAAAGCACCAGCAGCAGTTACGTTTGTAGCATCTGTTACATCCGCAGAAGTTTCTATTCCATCTAATTTAGTTTGGTCGGCAGTTAGGAATGTACCTGTAGTTGCTTTGACTGCTGCAAGTCCAGCTAATTCGCTGTCCATTAATGCACCTGCTGCGGTTACATTGGTAGCATCAGTTACATCAGCACTTGCTTCTATACCGTCTAGTTTAGTATTATCAGCACTTGTAAAATTAATTTGTGTTAAACCACCATCACCTACTGTGTAAGTAGTATTAGTATCTGTTGGAGTTACCCAAGAGTTATCTCCTCTTAGGAATGTTGAGGAACTCGCTGTGCCTGTGGCTGATAGTTCAGCAACTCCTACAGCATCGTCTGCAAGGTGAACATTATCAATACTTCCATCTACATATTGGTCAGAGTCTACTGTGTTAGCACCTAGCGAACCTACTGGAAGATTGCTTATAAGAAGTCGTTTACTTGTACCACCATCATTAACTAATAACTGTTCTGCTCCATCTGGTGATGTTAATTCTGTTAATGCCGATACTTTAGTTGTTGCCATTGTTTACTCCGTAATAATATAGTTAGGTGATGATGAAGAAGAGGCTTCTGTAATAAGATAGTAACCACTTAAATGTTCCATCTCTATTTCTTGAGCAGAAGATTCATCAGGGTCAAACTCTCTTTGCCATTGCCTTCTATTTGCTAATATAGTTAGAAGTTTCTTTTTCTTCCAATGCAATCTTGTTGGTGACATTAGAGTCTGAACCTCATTTTTCTTCTACCAATTCTTTGTCTATCCGCTAAAGCTTTAAGCTCATCTTTAATTTCCTCTAAGAGTGGCGAATACTTTGTGATAACTGGGTCATCTTTTTTCTTAGAAATCTTACCGCTAGGCGTACCCTCATACGAGCCACCTTTAACTCCAGAACGAGAATCGCTTGGAGTTTTTGTAGATTTGTGATTAACTTCATAAACTGTTGCCTCTATTTTTCCTTTTTCGTTATTTGATTTAAGTCCACCACCACTATAGGTAGGTGCTTTGCCTTCGGATTGAACACTATCCAATTCTTCTTTAGGGTCTAATAGACCATCAAGCATATCCATAAGAGAATCTAGTTCTGTTTCTTCTTCTGGTTCATCTGCAAATTTAAGAGCATTATGTTCGATGTATTCCTCTTCTGACATACTATCTTCATCTTCTGAATCATAATTCAATTTATAAGTTTCCACGAGCATCCTTGACCAGATTTCTCTTATCTTGGCTTTAAAGCGTTCTAACTCTAAACTTGTGCCAGTATGTTCTTCACAGGTATCTTTAAATATGTCCACTAAATTTATCCTTATATTTGCCGTGCTTATCAGTTTCGCTTATGCGTTTGCGTTCTCTCATATTCCAAAGAGTATCTTGATTTCCAAAGTGAGGGCGATTTTGATTGATTGACAATATTACATCACCCATTGAGCCACATTCTGGACATTCTTTCTTTCGATTTCTATCTGACATAGAACACATCTCTTCAAAGACATGACCATGTTTACATTCATAATCATAAAAAGGCATGATTACTCCTAATTAATTCAGAATAACCCCCTCAGATTAGAAGGGGTTACAACTTAACTAACTAACTATTAAGTTCCTGGAACTACAAACGCAACACCAGCATCATCACGTAGTTCTGCAACTCCGTAAATAGTATCTGAAGTGAACAAATCACCTAAATACTCTTGCTTGTACTGTGTTTGACTACGAACACCAACCTGTTCCGCAAGGCATAAAGCATCCTTGTGGAATAAGCAACCAACTCTGTCAGTTGCAGTAGATGCTGTAGTAGTAGTAGGACAGTTAGATGAGATGTAAACATCACAACCATAAATCATACCAATCTTGCCAGTTTTAATAGCATCGCCAGAACCAATATACTGTTGCTCTGTGAATCTGTTGATTCCAAGCATATCATTTGCTGCAATTGGTGGTACAACCATTGCACGATTGTCCATAGGAACATCCGCATCATCTAGTTTAAGAATCAATGCTCTGATTCCAGCATCCGTAATGTCTGCTGCGTTAGATGAGTTACCTGTATAGAAAGATGCACCAGTTGAACCGATGTATGCCTTCTCCCAAGCTGCTGTAGTAGAACCACCTACTGTTCCAGCTTGAAAACCTTCCCATAATGTAACTAGGTCAGTATCTACTTGTTTTGCTAAAGCATAACCAGCATCGTCAGTATAAAACTTACGCATACTTGCTAGTGCTTGTACCTCTGCAATATCCTCAATTAGCTTAGAGTATTCATAATGCTTATTGATTGATACTGTGACAGCCGTGTTAGTAGCAGCACTCAATGTTACTTGTGTGTTTGCTGCTTTTGCACTTGCTGCACCTCTTGCTGGTACAGGGATATATATAGTATCCCCTTTTTTCCCTTTATGTGATAGTTTATTAACTAAATTAGCTACCACTAGATTTGACTTATACGCACCTATAACTTCATCACTCCACAACTCGGGGATGAAGTTATTAGCTACGGAAGTCGTTACTTGGTTTGAACCTAAAGCCATTTTACTTCTCCTTTATAGTATTATTATTTAACCCTACCCTCCGCATACGCTGACTGAATTTCATCAGCTAATGAGGCATATCGGTTAGGATCTGTTACCTGTAGATTGATTAAATCAGCTCTACGGTAAACCTTCTTCCCACCTACAGAATCTCCTGATGACCTGCTTTCAGAACTTGTTTGTTTCATCGCTTTTTCTACTTTAGACTTTTCTTCAGCTACTGCTTCTTGCGTTGCACTCGACATTCTTGTTTGTGAGTACCAATCAAAAAGTTCAATAGCCAAATCTGATCTATATTCAGCATCTGCCTTACGAAACATTTCAGTTCTTGTTTCACTATCACCAATAAATTTTTGAAAAGAAGAATCTTTAACGGTTTCTTGCCAATTTGGATAAGCCTTTTCTAAAGACTCCAAATTATGCTTCTGCACATTTCCCATTCTTTCTTCCCTTGCCTTTATTACATCTGGGTGGTTTTCTATTGCTTGATTCACAGCACTAACTGGATCAGTAAAGAAGTTATCCTCCTGTGTAACAGTTTCTTCTGGTGGAGTAGTATCAGTTGCTTTATTTTGTGCCTCAAGTAAGGCTGTAAGTAATTGGTCTTTCTCTCTTACTGATGCCCTAGACTTCCCTAGTTCATCAGCTTGTTTACTCATCAAACTTTCAGCTTCTTGCTGCATCTTAATAACATCTTGCATGGATTTACCAGCATACTTTTCAGGAATCTCAGGTTCAGATTGTGAGGTTTCCTCCGTCTGTGCCTCTTGTGTTACTTGTTCTTCCTGTGTTTCTGTTATTGGCTCACCTTGTAAGGGTGCTTCGTCTACTACTATACTTTCACTCATTGTGTTCTCCGCCCACTTGGGGTTATGAAGTTATATTATGTTGAATTTCCGTCTTGGAGTTCTTCCAACGCTAGGTGTGTTGCATTTTCTAAACTTAAAATAAAGTTTATCACTCGCAACTGACCTTTGATTTCCCAAAGGTCTTTTTCAGAATTAATATTCTCTACATTAGCAATACTACTCTGTAAATTCTTTATATCTTCCAATAAATCTAACCAACCATCTGTTCCTGTCATGGAAATCCTATCTTCTAGGAACTGTGCATCGGTTTTTGGCATAATTTACTGTATTGTATTTATTACTGACTTAGTTCCAGCTTCTCTGGCTTTCGCTAAGTTTAAAATTGTTTCTGACTTCAGATGTTCTACTTCTGGAATGTTTCTAGCAGTTTCAGATCGTTTGTTTTCAATGTCGGCTGCAATCTTCTCTAAACTAATTTGATCTTTTTGAAGTTTAAGTATCTTCTCCTGGATATTAATTTCACTTGGAGCTTCTGCTTGTGCTTCAGCAGTCCATTTAACAGCTTTAGCCTTCTCTTCTTCTGCTTCTGCCAATGTTTTCTGAATTTCGGCTTGTACTAATTGAAGTTGTAGTTCAACAGACATCTGTTCCATTTGTTGTTGTTGTTCGTCAGGCTCATTGCCTTGCATAAGAGCATTAACAATCTGATCTCTGTTGTGCATACTTGAATTTTGGAATACTGCCAACAAAATAACATTGAAAGCAGGTGAATCTTGAGGTATGGTTTGTAGCATCTGCACCATCTGTGTCATTTCTAACTCTTTTGCCATAATTCCCATAGTCGAATAAGGCACAAACTTGTAATCACTCACAGGATAGCGTTCAACATCGAACTGTATCTTCCTCCACATAGCTTTATTAATTAAAGGAATAAGGAAAGTGTTTTGAAAATTCATTAAAGTACGCTTTTGTCGTTTAATTGCTGCACTTTGTAACATTGACATACCACTAGCTGTTTCACTTCCAGCTTGAGCCTGGTCAGCACTACCTGTACCCATCTGAATCATGTTTTGGAGAGATGCGACCTGATTGAATGTATTGGGATCTGTTGTACCCATGTCTAAAGGCATGATAGCCTCTCTTGGAGAACCATTGGTCAGGACAGTTTTACCAGCTCGCACCTCGAACTTTACTCCTCTTGGCAATCTAGTGGCATCTGCTGCCATCATAGGTGTAGTTGTTAAAGCCAGAGAGTCAATTCTTGCCCTCATTTCAGCATCTAGTGCCTTTTGAGGATTATATCCCTTCTCACACACACCTCTACCCCAAAATTTATTGGGTACAATGTCGTGTTGGTAGGAAATAAAGGGTCTATCAACCATCATAAAGGCGTTTTCCTCTACTCTAAGGATATGTTCGTCATTACACATTGTAACAACAGCCTCTACTAATTCATCTTTGTCTTTTTTACTGTATTCAAAGTCATCTTTGTCAGCATTTGCTTTAAGAAAGCGTTTAGGAACTTTTCCCCAATATTCACAAATCTTTACGGAGTCAGATTCGTCTGCTTGTTTGGTTTCTGGATCATATCCAAATTTAACTGTGTCATAATCACCATCAAGAGGTACATCTCTGTAAATTCCAGAGCGAATACCCTCAACTACATGGTATCTAGGCTTAATTACTTCGTGAGCAACCCCAAGAGCATCATTAATTGAGTTCGCAGATGGATCAATAAGAAATTCTTTAGGTGAAATCGGCTCAACATGAACATCTATGGATGGATATTCGACTATTGTGCGTGTAGTAGCCATTGTTCCTTCAATTTGTTCTTCAGAGGGTGCTCTTTCAATGGTTTGTTTGACTACAATCTTTCCAACACCTGTTCCATAGATAGCACCATTGAGGAAAACCTCACAAATAGCGTCTTTTACACCAGTTTTTTCCAAATCTTCTTGTAGGAGATTGCGTACATACTCAACATCGCTTGGATCTTCATCAAGCATATCATCTTTGATGTCGAACCACTTGCCTCGCCCAAATGTTGCTTCTTCTAGTTCAGCTACAGAGGACTCTACTGCTTGTTGTAAAGCTGGAGCAATAAGCCTAGAGCGTTCAGATTGCCTAGTTTTATCTTCAGCAGACCAAATACCACGCCATAATCTGTAATATTCATCCCACATGGGAATATAATTGATGTTTCTATGGGTTCTCCAGCCTTCAAGTCTGTAATTCAACCAACTTGCTAATGCTTGATACTTATTTTCTGTATTCATATTTAGTGTAATATCCTACTTATTGGTTCAACCTCAATTAATCCATCCATTAATAACTTACAAATCGTTAAATCTACCGATTCATCATCCCCGAAATCTGGATCTATTTCATCTGTTAAATTCGATATAATCTGACAGGCAACGATATAGCGTTCCTGTAAATTATCTTGATTATTACTAAATTCAACTAATTTATTAAATTCTTCTTCTGTTAGATCATTAAACTGTTTAATATCCAGCAACATTGTCTATTGGACTCCATTCATCATCTAATTCGATTGAGTGGGCGAAATCAGCCACACTTACTTGGTCAATATAACTAAGAGCATCTAAAAGATCATCGTGTGCCAAGTGGTTAGGAAAATCCAGCAGTTGTGATTTGAAATCCCTCCAATCCCTATCTGGGTTGAAGGTTATCTGCCCATGTTCCATTCTTCCTTGTAACGACCATGTAATTCTTTCAGTTTTCTTCTTGCCACCATGTCGTAACTCTACAATAGTTACCCATCTACCCTCTGTTCTCATTTCATCTTCCAAATAAGGAAGAATTGCGTTTTTTAGAGAACCTGTTTCAATTCCAACTGTAGCAGACTCTACTTTTATTGCACTTTGAAGAATTTTTTTAGCAGTTGCTTTAATATTCCATCTGCCGTGGAGTATATCCTTCACCCACCACTTATCTCTATCTATTTTAACAATCGCAATAGCAGTTTCGTCTAATCGTGATCGTTTTAAATTCCGTTCTTTCTCTATTTCCTCAAAACCAGCAGGATCAATAGCAATTACATAACTCCCTTCTTCTGGTTCTTCATCAACCTTAAACCATTCCTCTTTAAAGATTCCACCAGAGAATGTTTCAAACGAAGCCTCAAATTCTTGCCTAAATGACATAGAGGACATTGTTTTCTTCGCAGCCTCTACTTCATCAGCAGGTAAAAAGGGATTATCAACAGAAGTATATTGAAAAGCATCCCAATCATCATCTTCAAAGGCATCCTGGTATAAATCAAAGAAATGATTCTTTCCAGAAGGTGTTCCTATAAACAAAGCACCACCACGAACATCAGCAAGAGTAGGGCGAATAATCTGTTCCCATACAACAGGCTTCATAGAAGCATATTCATCGAGCACGACATAAGCAAGTCCTACGCCTCTCAGAGTTTCAGGTCGGTCAGATCCCTTGAGGTATATCTTACGACCATTTATCAATGTCAATACAGCAGTATTCTCATGGGCAGCAGAAATTAAATCTCGACCTAATTCCTTCAGCATACCCCACATAATATCTTTCGCTTGTTGAAAGGTAGGAGCAATATAGAATACATCTTTACTTTCAGCTTGTATAGCATTAATCAACAATAACCAGGCAGACAAATAAGACTTTCCAAATCGTCTACCAGCAGCAACTATCTTAAATCTCTTATCAGAATTGAATATCTCTAACTGTGCTGGGTGTAGATCAATGTTTAATTCAGACATTTCTAGCTACATTTACTATAGTTTCCTCATCATTCCTCTCTTTAGGATTAACCAACTTCTCTTTTGGCGTATCTCCAATCTGTTTTTGAATTGATTCTATACTTGATACATTAATAATCACCTGTGAGTCGTTTTTAGCACGATTAGGGTCTACAGCCTTGTGTACAGGTAGTATTCTGTCCAAACACATCTTTAAGCAATGAACATCGCCTTCTAAAGCCTTTGAAATCACCTTTTCCACTATTTCAGGACTCTTATCCGACATCAGCTCTCTTGCGAGGGCGGTAAATTTATTAACCGAACCTTTTGGTCGACCTGCTGGATTTAGAGAAACCATTCCCTTCTTCATAGCGGGATTATTGGGTTTTTTGCTCACAATACAACCTTTTAAATAATAGTAAGTATTATACCATAAAACTTAACATAATATCGGATTATTGGTAGTGTTTTTTGAAACTTCGTTTTTTGTGTTAGGGAGGGTGCACAATTAGCTTTCGATGGAGATGAGCCTCCCTACCCCATACTTAACATAATATCCTGTTTTTGGAAGTGCTTATATGCCCTTTAAACCCTTTGATATAGGGGTTTTAGTATATATATGGTGAAATTATGAGAGTGGTATTATTTTAGGGTTTAGAATAGAAGTATATGTGTTTAGGATAGACCATATTAACCCCATTATTGAACCCCTGAATTAGTCCAACCTTGAACCCCTGAATTAATCCCCTGAATTGGTTTATTCTTTGTCTATGGTTCTATAGTTCCTTTGTGGTATTTAACTATTATCTGTTGTTTAACTCTTTGTATCTATTTGGCTTTATGTTTTTATCTGTTGGTGTTGGTTTAGGGTTTAGGTTTTTAATTGGATTTAGGGCAAATTTGGAGGTCTAAAGGCATTAATCACCATTTAAGATACTCAAACAGAAGAAACTATAACTTTTTAGGGTTTTAGAGCTTGAACAAACA